CCAAAAATGCCGCAAACTTTCTACCGTATAGTCGGCTCCGGTGCTGTTAATGCGCAGCTGCGACATTTCACCGATGTCAACCACCCGGTAAAGGATTGGCACGAGGTAGCCGCGAGCAATCAGATCGTCAGTTTCAATACGGTACACAATCGATTTGAAAAAGAACGGGAATATACGGTTGATCATAGCCATTTTGGCGCCGGTTCTCCGCTCGTCGTTCTCCCAATATGTGTATGGCTTGAGCCGGTACGGCGTAGCCGTGAGCCCTAACACCCGCATACATCCGATAGCTTTAAGGAACGAGGAGTACATACCGCTCAAGTTTTCCGGATTAACCTGGTGGCATTCGTCGATGATCACCACGCTAAAATCCTGGAAGAGCTCGGGCTTTTTGTATATCGACTGGATGGTCGCATACGTGATGTCGCAAATTTCCCGACGTTTTAAGCTCGCACAGTAGATACCAACCTCACTCGTACGATCTTCTACGGCCATCATTTTTTCGTAATTCTGCTCGACTAACTCCTTGCTCGGTTGTAGCACAAGCACTTTTCGATTAAGCTTATGCGCAATCTCACGAATAATAATCGATTTGCCGGCTCCGGTTGCCAGCTGCAAAACGATTGGCTGCGGTTTGGGCTTCGTCAGATGCTTGAGCCCGAGTTCGACCGCCTCTTGCTGGTAATCGCGTAATTTGTAAATCATTTCATCTTACCCGAAAATCCGTTAATCAAATGCGCTAGAGCATGGCAAAATGCTTCTTCGGTATCGCGGGAAACAGGGAGGGATGCCCACTCGAACAGGTGAAATACTGCATGAGTGCATTCATGTGCGAATGTGGCATGTTCACGCGGCGTTTTCGGTACCCTTGGAATCCATAGCACCGGCACATACCCTGATTTAAAGAAGCATTTGCCTCTCGGTACATACCCGCCATTGATACTCGCGTCATATTCAACAAAATCTCTTTCGTTAAAAAATCTGCCACAATATTTTACAGCTTCATGGTAATCACCAACCACTAGGCGTACCGCGAAATCGAACATCCCCATCTCCATGCGGTATACTTTAAGATTTTTTTTCATCTGACCTGTCCTTTGTAGCTGGTTCTCTAAACATTCGATCATCGGCTTTCCATTGCTTCATCATTTTGCCGGTAATGTGCATGTACAGGGTGGGCGTTTCGCTACGAATTGCAGCACGTAACCTGTTAATAAATTGCTGTTTATGCTTTCTCATCCTCTATCCTAACTGCCTTACACTTTTTATGCTCCGGGTCACACACAAGTTTCCATTCTGGCTTGGGCTCCCGGCGTTTACCAAGCTTCGGGGTCTTCGGTCGGCGTTTCTTTTGGCCCATCGATATACTCCAGGAACTCTTTAACCGTCATCTGATCGCCGAATTTTGCTAACAATGCTGCGCCCACCAATTTCCTAATTCGGTCATTGGCTATGCGATCGAAGTAATCACCTGGCATTTCTACTCCCGCACCCGCAGCATTTTGCAATTGGTTCATACCTGTAGGGGTAAGCGGGGATTCTCTAAGTCCAGGGGCTCTAAAACCCCCTTTTTTGGCACCCTCTTCTTCGGGCACAGGGATGATACCAAGCGGCGGTTCCTTTTTCTTTTTCGCCGGCTCAACAATATCCTCATGGGTGTATTTAGGGTCAACACTCTCTCCAACAGAGAAATTCTTGCCTATTAATCCATCATTCATTTTCTGCAAACCCTCTTCTGCCACCCGTTCATTTGCTTTACTAATACGCTCCGTCGCAGCCTGAATTTTTTCCTGTGTATCGTCGAGCGGTTCAGCCCCTCGTAGACTGTCTTTATGCCCTTCTAGGTAGCGATGGCCAAGCGTAGTAATCCTAAAATACGTGCTACCTTTAGCATCCGGCTTGCCATACCTATCGATGTAGCGTTCATTCACCAGAGTGGTGATCATTTCTTTCAGATCGCTAAATTGCGGCGCACCTCTGTACTCTTTGCGAATCCATGAGAATCCACGACGGTCCTGATTTTCCTTTATTGTTTTTATAAACCACGCTTTTGAAAATCTACCAGTCGGTTTGAATGTTGTCATTGCACCTTATCCCCTTCGCCATTCTTAATTTTTTTATAATTTTCACGAATGATTTTACGGTTGGCGTTGCGGGAATAAACAGCATTGCGTTCAGTCCAGTTGCGAGCCATTGCAGCATCTTCGTATCGGCCAATTGCTGTATCCACGATAGCATCGATACGCTGCTCTGCCTCGTGAAAGTCGATACCTCCCTCCCGAAAATCATTAAGAATTTCGTGGATATGATTTACTTTTGGTGCTTCGGGGGCAACTTTCAGTTCTTGCATCAGTTTGATACGGTAATTGTGCTTGTTGCCATACTCCGCATCATCGAAGTCATGTGCTTTTAACCATTGTGTGAGCTCATCGATTTCAGCCTGAATTTCGTCTTTGTAACGGGTCATCCCTCGAGCTCCGATCGATCTATAGTGTCCTTGTAAATCGTCTCACCATTCTTTACCAAGCGAACTTGCAATGCGTTGTCTTCAAAGCGTATGCTCGATTCAATTTCATCAAATGGCGGCTTCCGCTTAACCTCTTCGAGCCTCACCTGGCGCATCACTCCCGCAAGGTGTATAACCTCCTTGATCACCCATAGCAGGAATATCCCTATGACTGGCAGCAATACGCCGGTAACGATTTGTAGTGTGGTAAAAAATGGTTCCATTATTCTTCTTCTTTCTGGGTAACACCCTCTAATTCCATTAACTCTTCGTACAGAAGCATGAGTGCTGTTTGATCAGTGTAATTACCCACGCTGCTAAGCTGGTGCGTGTTCATGCTCTTAACGACTGATCGTATGCGCCATAAGCACCATAGTGTTTTAAAAAATTTCATTCTTCATCTCCGCAGTCGTGGTGATACGACTGTTCCAATTCATAAGTTTGTTTTTCTATACGCGTACTACCATCGGCGGTAATTATCGAGGCATCTAAGGCTTGCTCGTAAGTTTCAAAAAACTCACTGTAGCCCTCTGTCCTGGCGCTATTTATGAAGTACAAGCCCCATACCGTTTTAAACCTATTAGCCTCCTTGATTTCATCGTTGGCCGGAGAAAATTTTACCTCATCGATACGAACAATGCGCCATAGACTATTGATACGCGCACCGTCCTCAGTTAATTCCATCGGCTGCATAACGTTTACAAGCGCGTACTCTTCGATATTTTTACCCTGGAATCCTAACAGGTCGATAGCCGACTTGACGAACTGCGATAATGCACTGTCGATAGCGCGCACGTTTTGCTTGGCAATGTACTCTTGCACCTCTCTAAGATTTTTCACTTTTTTCCCTTTCATATTTTTCGTTAATGGCATCAGCGATAAATTTCCCTAGTGTATCTTGCTTTAGCTCTGCCCTATCGAGCTTTTGAATCCAGCCCCAGCCACGCACATCAGCTATCATTTTGTTGTCGGCATCGTAAATGTATGTTCCAAGGGGGCTATAGCTTACTGGGAATTTGATTGGTGGCATTTCTTTCATCGCATTGCCTCATGGGTTTTGTATAGCCTAAAACTACCATCCCATTTAAAGAAGTACCAGCGTAAGGCAATGTACGTGAATGTGTTACGATCAAAATTCTCGTGCATTACCTCTGTTTGCCAACCCATAAATCCAAGGTTTAAATGGCTATCGATATATGGCCTGTGTTTTTTCATTTGTTTGCCCATTCTTCCGTTTTCTCCGTTGAGTTAAATAACCATTCGATCGACGCTTTCCAATTACGATCGTTTTCACCCTTGTGCCAATCGGATTTAGAGAGGTTCTTAATCGCCTTGATGCAGTTGGTCATCCCTAGTTCCTGTTGTCGTAATAACATTTTTCGGTGACGCTTTTCCGTCAATCGCACCTTTTTCCGAGCCTTTTCAAGTAAGGAAGAGCGTAAGCCCGGCGTAGCCTTGGCAGCTTCCCATTTCTGCCAACCTATGACCATTTCAATGAGCCAACCACGATACAATTTTTCAACGTTCAATTTATCATCGGCCGAAATTTTTTTATTATTTTTATTCTCATTGTTTTCTATATTGTTATCTATGTTCACGTCAGCGTGAAGGGGGGGTTCACTCTCACGTGAAGGGGGGTTCACGTCAGCGTGAAGGGTCAACAGCGGTACGATGTTTTCTCGTTGGTTGTTCGCGTTTAAATTTACTTTCACCCATTCCGCGTGGTTTAATTCGGAAATTAAATTAGCCACACGTCCAGGACTTAAACCTGTTTCTGTGGCTATTTTCTTATTGGATGCGATACATCCCTTTTCCCCCATTGAGTGCGCTTCAATAGCACCGTAAACCAGAACGTGGCCTTGGGTCGTTGCTTGTTTTTCCCCTATCTGTAGCCCCAACAGTGAAGCATAGAATGGTATGTGTTTTAGCATCTGCCCTCTCTTTCTTGACAGCGATGGGGGACGTGATACACTAGTAGTGTTATGTTCCGTTCATCGCTAGAGTAGGTCCCCATCGGGGGCCTTTCTCTTTTATTAAATTGTGATTGTTATGTGTCCGTTATCGCCAGAGGCAATACCTCGTATAATACTCCTTTACGTCCGGATAGTCAACATGGTATTCTACTCTTATGGGAAAACTAAAAAACAAACTTTTTACAGAAGATGTGCCGGAAGCAGTGCGCGAAAAGATTTGCGAACTTACCGTTTTAGGATACGGTGCCGAAATGGTTTCGATCATGGTAGGCGAGCAGCATGAAAACATCAACATTCCACCAAGCCATATACGTGAGTTCTTAGCGCTCAACGACAATAAGCTGCGTAACTGGCGCAATAAGATATCGAAGGAGCGCGCAATCACCCGTGAGTCGCTTATACGGCGTGCTACTACGTTGATTGCCCGGCGTCTCGATCAGGCGTTAGAAGATCAAAAGCTTTTAGCCCAGTACAATGAAGCCCGGGCAGCCGATACCATGACAGAGGACGAATACCAGCGTAAATCTAAGGTGCTTTATTTGCCATCATCGAATGAAATTATACAATTGCTAAATGCCTTTGATAAAAAGATGATCTCCCCCGCACGCGCCGGCCTCGTTGACCAGAGTGAAGAAGAACCGGAAGAACCCGTGGTTGATGAAGAACGAAAAGCTGCAATTCAAGCAGCCGTTGACAATGGCGATATGATCAAAGCGCAAGAGTTGATGTATGGTGCGCCTATACCATCAAAAGAATAACGCCCCATCATCTGGAGCGCTATCATTTCCGGCATGTGACGAAAATGTTATTTTGATTTTTTCTTTTTGGACTTACCGGCTTTACTTAACGCAATGGCTACCGCTTGTTTTTGTGGTTTGCCCGCTTGCATCTCTTTCCGGATGTTATGCGAGATTGTCTTTTTATTTGAGCCTTTCTTTAATGGCATAGTGAGTACCTCCACCCCTATTATATCGTTTTTAAGCTCGTGTGAGCGCGTCTATGACGGTTTTAAACACAAACCATAGCAGCATACCATATGTGAGCGTAAGCGCTGCGAAAACGCCGATTAAGCCTATTAGGCGACGTTTTTGCGCGTAGTGTTCTGACGATTCCGCAAAGATTCTTTTTGCATCGTCACTTAATTGCGTGCTATCTACTGAATTCATATAATTCCCCCTTGAAATTCATTACCATCGTTACGCCTTTTATACTCTTTTCAGTTTCGATTTTAACACGCTTATCACCTTTAGTAATTTCATCGAGCGTAATTTTCTGCCCTATTTTCTTGGCAAATTTCATGCTTGTCGTGCCGATAAGTTTTAACGTAAGTTTGTTTTGCATGGCTATTTGATTATCCTTCCGGCGCTTACGAGCGCACGAGCCTCTGGCTTATAGTTGTTACGATAAAAGTAGATATCATCATTACCGATGTTGTTTCGGGTTTTAAATCCCTCGGCCTTTTCTCGAGCTTCTTTTTTCGTCTTAGCAAATACAACTATTGCGTACCAATTATGATTCGTACGATTGTAACCATGAACGTAATACCAGTCTTTGCTCATGTCGATATAATCAATGGTTTCTAATTTGTTGTTTTTCACTGCTATTGACTCCTTTTAAATCGCTTAATTTTGCGTATCATACGGCGCATAGGTTTGCGCAATATCCCTTTAGGGGCATTGTGGGCGGTCATTACAACCGCCCTGCGTCTTTCACCAGTACTAAACGTGGAAAGTTTTGTATTGATGGTTTGTGATATTTTTTGTGTGGTTTCATGCTTCCCCCTCTAGTGCGTAGTCAACTACTTGGAAATGATCACGTACTGTAAAACCTTTATCTTTTCCGCCTTGTAACAATTCGACAGTGATAAACCCGCCATTATCGAAAGTATAGGTGTTTTCAAAGTATGGCTGTCCGTCTATTACTGTGCTGTTTATAACTGTTTTCGTTATAGTGCCGTGCTTTTCGCAAAACTTGTATAGTTTTTGCTGATCATCACGGGCTAAATGCCATTCAATAGTCGTTGCTTTCATGCTAGTGCCACCTTGTATGGTGCGCCGGTTTTGTCATGCACAGTATCAAATTTTCTAACGCTTTCAATAACAAGCAAGTCCCTGTCTTCGAGTGCATCCTGCATATATCCATCGCCATCACTGCTAGTGTGAATGTACATCAGATATTCGCGGGCTTCGGTTGTTGTTCCAAGCTCCCCGGCATAAATATCGCTTTCCATTTCATGCTCGCCGTATGTGAAATATACTTGGTATAGTTCTTTTTCTAAAACTATTTTTACGCGGTGTGTTGTCCAGCTTTTACTAAGGTCAAGATGGTTAATAACCCAATGCCTAGCGTTCGTGTTTTCGGTTTCCGGGTCGCTGTCGGCTATGATAAACGTGTGCGTTTCATTATCGTGTGAGTTTACTGCTTTGAATGTTGCCATGATTATTTGCTCCAGTGACGGCTTAGGTCAATATCTAAAACTGTTATGTGGTTTGACAGTCGGGGTAATATTTCAAATGTTTGCGTAGCATCTGGACGTCCGTATTTTTTATCTTCATCTTGGTAAAAGTCTATAAAAAACTGATGTGAGCCAAGGTTTTTATAGGCACGCTTGATGTAGTTTTTAAGCCCCTCGCGTGTTTTATATCGTGTTACTGCCACAGTTCCGCCGTTTGGTACGCGTATAAACTGATAATATCCGGGATTGTATTGCATGTTATGTTTCCTTACTATCGAGATTAAAGGTTAATTTCAAACGTGTAATTTCAAATTTAAGCCATGCCATTATTGAATTTCCGCCAACATGTCGAGTTCTTTCTCGGTAAATAGCTTGTGAAGCGCTTTACTCTCTTCCTCAACTTCTTTCCATGTTTCAAGTGCCTTAATACTGTCTCGATCGTAGCCATATTCATCGCAAAATTCATCGAAAGATGTTGCGTGCGTAGGATTTAATGAAGCAAGTATATCGTAAACAGTGGGACGCTTATTCGTCTCCGCATTGTGGATACTGTCCCAGAATGTAAAGCGATAATCGGCCGAACCATCGATCTTATAGATTGATACGCGATATTCTAGCCCGTGCTGCACTTTGCCGTCCGTAGCCCATAATGGGCGAAAGGCTAAGTTTGGACGAATTTGCTGCATATCTATTTGTACGCCCGTCTTTTTCATAAATTCTTTTGCTTGTTTCGTATATTCGTTCATACGTCCTACTTTCTAAACAGTAATAGCTACTAGAGAAATGTATACAATGCCACTAATGAAAACAGCCTTTGTAATGCTCCAAGCCTTACGTTTTAAATTGTTAAATTGTGTGTAACGTTTTGTTTTTGCATCCATGTAATGAATACGCATAGTTTTTGTTTTCCTCATTCAGTGATAGGTTGCCAGCGGTAAACCGCTAGGCTTTTTCTTCGTTCATTGCTTTTAATATCATTTCAACTTGAGATTTTGTAAGAACAATTTGTTGCTCGTCGTTCTTAAATTCTTTATCAAGTTGTTTGATAAAAACCACTCTGCTATTTGCTTTGGCGCTCGTGGCACCGTGCTCGCCTTGAATATGGTCGAATGCTACTCTCATGATTGTCTCCTTATTTATAACTGACAATCTACCACTGAATTGTTAATTTGTTTGTGAAGTGCTAGTTTTTGCTAACGCTTCTTGTTTGTTGTCGGGTGAACTATCGAGCCTATTCTTATTATTTGCCCTGTTCCTTCCCTACTAATAATACTAGCACAACGTCCGGATAAAAGCAATAGGTTTTTACCATTTTATAGATGATAGCGTCCGGATATTTTGCGACATTAAGCGTTGGGATAAAAGACGTATACAAACCCATCTTTGTTATTTAAAGCGCCTTAGAATGGCTTAGAAACGGCCGTTTTTGTGGGATTTTCTCATTTTTGGCCATTTAAACGCGTTTTTAGGCACTTTAGACATTAAGACGGGTGTTTAGTCGTTTTAGACATTTGCGCTTAATACAGCGCATTTCTATACATTAAAACGGGTATTTGTGCGTGGGCTTTATATATTGATTTGAATTTAACGCCCTGCGTTCGGAGGGTGGATTTGCAAAAGAGCGGGGAGGATGGGCTAATGTACGTGCGTTTATACCACGCGTGATATTAATAAAGACGGGTTGTAACCCATCTTTGTCTTAAAAGCTTAATGTCGCACAATCTATCTTGTGCGACGCATACACTCATCTACCCCTGTTAGCGTGCATGTCATAGTGTGCGCAGCGCATGGCATCTATGGGGTGATAACATGATGCACCCAAATTATTTATTTCGTGATATATTATTTTTATTTTTATTTTTCCTTGATTTTTTTGTTTTTTATTATTAAACCTTGTTGGAGGGTACCCCACCCCCCATGCACCCGATTTGTTCCAGCTGGCGGCTGACCATCTCTATATTAATGGTGCCTGGTTAACGTCTATGGCACCCCTTAAAAAAATAGCGCTACAAAAATTTTAAGTGGTATCATAAAAACATATGGATTATGAAAAACAGGCAAAGCTCGCCATAGCAGAACGGTGTAAATACGATCTGTTTTACCTTGTTAAGTACATTCTTGGCGGTGGTGATCTCATCGACCCTAAAGTTCACGGACCGCTTTGTGCATCGTTCAGGCATTTGCTCTTTAAAGGCAATCCGGAGGAATCACTAAAGTACGAATACCCATCTGATTATGGCCGTACCGAAGAAGAAGGTATGCCAACAGAGAAACAAAAAAAAGAATTCCTAGAATGGCAGCGCAAATTCGAGCCGAACATTGATGCAGCCTATAGTGTCCGTGACAAGATGGACATTCATCTTACATCTATGCTGTATATGATGCCCCGAGGCACGCTTAAAACCACTGTTATGACAATTGGCGGCACAATCCAATGGCTGCTTAATTTCCCAGACGATCGCGTAGCATTGGATTCTGAGACAGTTACGAAAACCCGTGGATTCTTGGCTGAGATCAAAGGGCACTTTGAAGAAAACCACAAGCTTCGTGATGTATGGCATACGCTGCATGATGACTATCCGGATGATGCTAAAAGCAAAAAGCCATGGTCAACTGAAATGCTAGTACTCGCCACACGTAAGCGCGCTAAAAAAGAACCATCTATCGACACGCTTGGTATCGGGGTGACGCGTAACGGGTATCACTACGATATTGCTTTCCTAGACGACCTTCACTCCGAAATTAATACGAAATCCACAGAGGAAATCGATCGCGTAAAAGAGCACCGTAAGCTTGTTTATTCGCTGCTCGACCCGAATTGTCCGATGGTAGTAATCGGTACCCGTTGGGCGTTTTCTGATGCGTACCAGGAAATTATCGACGAAGAACACGAAGACTTTAATTTCATTACGCGATCTGCTTTGTCCCCTAGTGGTGAGGAATTTTACCCGCGCCGGTTGAACCGCACTACATTAAACCGTTATCGCCGTATTCAGGGCGCATATTTGTTTTCTTGCCAGTATTTGAACAACCCTGTCGATGATGAAACGGCTACGTTCCGGCATGAGGACTTTCGCTATCTTTCACGCCACGGCATGAGTGAGCGACGCATTAACTGGTACGGTTTGGTTGACCCGTCGTATGAAGGGCCATACAGCGATTATTGCGCCATTGTGATTGCCGGCATCGACGATCAAGGACGTTTGTATGCAAAGCATATTGTGCGCAAGAAAATGACCTACTCAGCGATCATTGACGAAATGTTCCGTTTAAACGCCATTTTTAAGCCCGTACGCTGGGGTTTGGAGGTAG